AGTTAAATCGTTAAAGTCACAAAAAGCTGTAGTACCAGATGAAGTTGGAGTTACGTTAGTAAGATCAGCACCACCAGATGTATAGTTAGTACCAGAGGCTTGGCCTGTAGTAGTAAAAGATGTAGTAGTTGCTCCTAAAGTAGCTGATGAAGTGTATAAAGCTAACTTATAGGTATCTCCAGCAGTACCTGCTGTAAAATTATGATTTCCTTTTAGAAGCTCAGTTTTAAAGCTTGTTGTAAGTGTTGATGTAATTGCCATAATTAGTTTTTCCTAATGATTTCAGCTACCTCACTAAAACCAAGTTCTTGTAGCTTATTATTAAGAGTAATCCTATCAGATTTTATAGCATTTTGCATATATTCTTCAATTACTTTCTTGATATTATCCCTGAATTGTTTGACTTGAGCTTGTACTTGTTCGGGTGCATCTGCACTTACATAAACAATTTTATCAACACATCTTTCTGCCCAAAATTCAACTGGATGTCCTTTATTTTCTGTAGTATATACTTCTATTGCTCCTAGTTCTGGACCAGCTTTATAACTCATTACCATTTGTTTGGTTCTCCTACTTTATTTTTTTTAATATGACTATCATGTTTATCAATTAAAATGGGATCAGGCTCTTGTTTATATTGCATAACTTGACTTTGGTTTTTTGCTATCAAAACACCTTTTTCATCTGCAATTACAACCAAAGGATCTGCAAGCCTATGGTATCCGTATAGCTTTTCATTTGCAGGAACATTTGTATCTAACAATCCGCTTGTAGCAGCTACCTCTACTTGAATCCCATTAAACATAGCTTTGCTTAACCAAAATTCTACGCAAGCTCTTCCAGCTTCAGCAAAGTGTAAATTTCCTTTGTAACTAAAATCTATACCAAACATTTTAATTTTGCCAACTTTATTCCATACGGCAAACGCAACCGCAAACGCTACGGTATTATTTAGATAGTGAGAACCGCATCCAGCCAAAACTTCATGTATTGGATACTCAATCAATCCTGGGCATCTATCGTCTAATTCGCATGTATAAATTGGACCTTCATGTTCTTTTAGCATTTTAGCCATACTATCAGTTTGACCTCCAGCATCATCTGTATCTAAAAATCTAGATGCCGGATCCATCATAAATACTCTATCGTGAAAAATAACAGACGCTACTGAGTTTATAGCCCATACTTCATCAAAGTGTGAACCGTGAGATTTTGCTAAGTTATAGTCAAACCAGCTTTTGCCCATACCGACAATAGCTACAGTTTTGCCTTCCAGCTTTTTTATTGGTTTCATATCTTCTCCTTTTTAAAGCACTAAGTAACTTGCGTTCTTAATGAATCGTATCTGTACTCGTCTCTTCTTCCGCGAGCTTCAGCTTTATTTTTTAATCTAGCTATTTCCTGATTAAATCTGTTTTCATACAAAGTTAACAAATCAGGTTCGCCTTTCATAAAAGTATAAGCTTCAACTAAACATCCGTAAAGCAAAGCATTTCTTGCATTTTCAGATAGCCAAGTCCCTGAAGTATCTGTTACTAATGAATTAGGTTTGTATAAATAATGTAATTCTGTTGTATAGTTTTGATCAGGTACTGGAGCTAGTATCAGAGTTGATTCTTTGCTTCCTGAGTTTAAATCCTTATCAAAGTCTCCATAATACAAAGGAAGGCCTCTAGCAGCGCTGTCTGTTGGATCTGGCGCATATTCTTGCATAAAGCTTGTATGTTTTTTATCTAAATAATGATAATCGCCATTACTATCTATAACAGCTAAAGAAAAACTTAACTCAAAATCATTTGGAGCTGTAAGAAATCTTGATCCAGCAGTCATACTACCTTTTACATTTTTTCTAAAATAATCAAACTGAACAAGTTCAAATATTCTTTCTTCAGCGTTTTCTATAATATCGTCTAAAGTATTAACAAAAGTAGTCTCGTCGTTTTCAACGTAATTTTGAATAAGAGTTTTAAGTTCTGATAATGTTAATGCACTCATGTTGTTGTAATTGTAACTGTCCCTAAACTTCCTGTCATCTCATAACCTGGTATAGGACTACTAATAATATTATCGTTATTGGTTATTACGTAACCTTCTCCAACTTCTTTGTCAGTATCAGGTCTAGGATCATATAACGCTTGAGGATCTGCTGGAGCTGTATGTGGCTCTAGTTGAGGATGTTTTGGCTCATAACATTCAGAGCATGTTTTTAAGCCATTCCACTCTTTTCTTAATTCTAAAAGTTTGTATCTAAATCCGCATCTATCGCAGAGAGCTATAGCAAACTTTGCGCTTGCATAGGCCATTAGGCACCTCTCATATACGGTCTGATTCTGAATGAAGCTCTGTCTTCATCTGTTGACATAGCTCTATCAAACTCTTCTTCATACATTTGTTTTAAAAGCGCTGTTCTATCCGGAGCTCTTTTTATTGATATGTAATATGCAAGACCAGCTGCAAAACAAGGATAAAACCTAAAAGGCATATCCATAGTATTGGTAGCTGCATCTGCATCATCCATTCTTACTAATTTATTAAAAACCAAAATATCTGTTGAGTTCTCAGGAGTTGGCCAAACTTTTAAAGTAGGGTTATTTTGTTTATCTATAAAAAACTGAGATGGTCTTGCTTGAGTGGTTTTGTTAGGAATATTTAAATATTCACTTCTGCTAAGCCTGTCCATTGAAATATCTGTTTGAGTGCCGCTTACAGTTCTTCTGCAAACAACATCTAATACATCAATTACGTTAGTTCCAAGATTATACTCAGAAGTTCCTTGAGTCACGGTTTGAGTGCCTTGTTCTATTGTCCATTGGTTTAAGCCACGATTAGCCCATTCTGCAAGCATAAGGTTAATAGACCGTCTAGCAGTCTTTAAATCGTAGCCTGTTCTGAGTTCAAGTCCGCATCTTTCAAATGCTTCCTCTATAAACTCAGCAACGTTTGGCTCAAAATCTGTTGAACCTGAAGTTGCCATATTAGCTTACTACTTGAGCTCCTTGTCTTTGTCTTCTTCTATTAGCAGATCCGCAGACTTCTCCGCCATATCTGTATTTTTTAGAACAAGATCCACCTGACCTCATTTTTTTAACTTCTTTACCGTATTTATATTTTTTCATTTCGCCACCTTTTGCTTTTTTTGATTTACCGGCTGAGCTTAAAGCAATAGCTACAGCTTGGTCTTGAGGTTTACCCTCTGCTTTTAATTTTCTAATATTGCTAGAAATTGTTTTTTGAGAACTACCTGGTTTTAAAGGCATGTTTGCTCCTAATAAAATTTAGTTAATTTTCGCCTATTATTCATAACTTTACCACATCCTCTAGCCATTCTAGATTCTACGGGTCCGCCGCCGGCTTTCTTCATTCTACCATCTTTCCAACTAATTCGCTTTGAGCTTGTTTTCTTTTTAGCGGCAGACGTACATTGAGCTTTTGTTGGCCTACAAGCTGGATATCCTTTACGTTTTTCGCCTTCTTGACGGCCGCAAGGTTTACCAGTTTTACAATCTACCCAGCCTTTTCCTCGATTTCGAGAAAACCATTTTTTAAGGCTGTCGCTTGCCATTATCCTAATTTGGTTTTTTTGCGTTTGCCTGGAAGCATGTTATTAAATCCTCTTGCCTCAACAAAAGTTACTTCGCCCCCAGTTGCTTTTTTAACTTTATTTCCCCAGTTTTTAGCGCCAACTTTACGACATCTAACCAAAGCACCACTAGCATACGCAGATGGCCAAACTTTATATCTTGATTTTACTTTGCGATAACAAGCATCTTTCTTACTAGCCATTAGCATCTCCACCTACGTCTTGCTTGACGTATTCTTGAGTTTGGATCGTTTCTAGTTTTTGCTGAGCTTCTTTTTAATTGACCTAGAGATCTTGCACAGTAAGACTTTCTTCTTTTTGCTCTTGATTTTGAAGGTTTCTTTTCTGTTACAGCAGTTTGTAATTTAGAGCCTGGATTTTTTCTTCTATATGCTGCTACACCTTTTTTAGTCATACCAGCACCAGACTTGGTAGGTCTATAATTGGCACCTTTACCTGTTGTTGTTCTTCGTATTGGTTTTGCTCTTTTTCTTTCAGCCATTACTCAGGATAAGGTCTATTTTGTATTAATAATATATCCAAAGCAGCAGAAACGGTAACTGTTCCTCCTGCCGAGTCTGCTTGAGCCCTAACTTCTATATCTGTTTTTTCAGTAAATTTTAAAGGGTAAGGATATCCAATCGTACTATATCCTTCGCTTGATAAAACTCTGTCTTTTACATTAAAGACTCCTTCATACGGTCTAGCTACTAAACTTAAAATTGCAAACTTACCTGCTGAAGAAGATGCCGATACATCTTTTTGAGTAACATAACCAGTATAACCTCTAGGTATAGTATAGGTCATCATTAGGGTTTGATTGTCACCTATACCTACTGTAGCGTATTTGTTAGTAGGCACTCCACCTGAAGGTGTCGCTTCTGTTCCTACATATAAAACACCAGCATTACCACCGCCACTACCCGCAGTATTTACCACAATTCTATTAACTCTAAACCAAGTGCTGCCATTTAATTCAACACCTGTTTGACCATTTAAACTTACGGTTTCTGCTTTAAAATCAAAATTATTGTCTAGCCCACTAACGGTTACAGTTCTTGCACCAGTACCTGCTGCTGTATCATTAGCAGAAGAGCTAGATATATAAAGAGTTGAAGCTGAACCTAAATATGAATATAAACCACCTTGAAGCCATATGGTTGCTAAAGTGGTATCTACAGCAGAATTAAAGCCAAACTTGTGTACGCTTTCGTGAAAACCAATTTGTCCTCTTGCTACTTGTAGTTCAAAAGGCTCAGAAGTACCAACCCTTGAAATTGATGATACTTCTTGAGCCATAATTTATGAATGAAAAACAGTTACTCTGTCTATATTACTTAATACAACGTGAATACCGTCTTCAAATAAAACTCCTGAATCAGGGATATTTAAAGTTTCGGTATCGTTAGCGTTGCAAGGAGCAATTAATAAAGTTGAGCCTGTAACAGTTCCGTTTCTAAAAGTAACGGTTCC